CGATGCGGCCGATCTTGTGCAAGATCATTTCCAGGGCTTCCCACTGGTCATCTGCAAAGGTCTTATCGTGCCTGGCTGCGTGGTCCGCGATCAGTCGTTTCATACCCTGCATCAGCGCAGCGCCATCCTTGAACTTGCCGTAGTCCTGGGCCCGCTCGTTGATGGTCTCGTCTGCTCCGACTGTTTCGTGGATGAAGAGCTCAGGCCCTGCATCAGAGAATGGCACGTTCGTGTACACCAGATCATTGCGCACCTGCGTGCGCAGCTTGTAGGTCATGGGCTTGGATGCCCCAAACTTTTCAGCCACCTTGGTCACGCTGCTGCCAGGGAATTTGCGAAAGTGTTCGCGGATTTTTTCAGACTTTGTCATGTGGTTTCCTTTTGAATTTCAACGATTGCACGTGCCTTGCCTCGGGCCAATGCCTTTAGGACAAAGTCGTGCGCCTTCTCAATGTCATGGACAGTGGCATGCGCCAGCTGCTCCTCATGCAGGTCCATCACCAGCTGCAGGGCTGCCCACTGCTTGGCTGTCATGATGAACCGCATTCCGTTGGCCACGCCGCGCTGCGATAGGGCAAGCAAGGCGTCTTGCCCCTGCTTGATCTCGTCGAGCCAGTCGTGGCCTTTTCCCATGAGGGCCAGCGCTTCAGTGATGTTGAAAGCACCGATCAGCATGTCAATGTCGTTCTTGTTTGCCTCGCCCCTACGAAGGTGATCCAGGGCCGCGCGGTTCTTGATCTGTACGTCGAGGTACGTCCCTGGCAGATCGCGCAAAGGCGTGAAGCCTGATAGCAAAAAGTCCAGGGGGTTCTGGAGAACGGGGCGGGGGCGGTATTTGCTGCGTTTTCTCATATGCTGCACGACACAAAAAGACTTGCCAGCAGCACCAGCAGGAGCGCGAAGATCATGATGGTTCTGTCGCGGACCAGGAGGCGGTAGTTGCCGAGCAGGATATTCTGCAAGAGCTCCTCGTCTCCTGACATTGGCGCGGACCGTGGCACGTAAGCCAGGCCGATCAATACCTTGCCGGTATTCACGTACTTACCGGTGGCGGCGAGTTTGTTGAATACCTGCTGTTCTCTCGTAAGGGGTTTTTTAGCCATTTCAACCTTTCTCCTTTCTATGTTGGAGCTGTGATCGTAGCACATTTATCTCACGTGTCAACAACTCAACTCTACTTTCTGCATCCAACCAGGCTCCACGCCATAGTCGCTGGTCCTCAATACGCTGTGCAGCCGCTTCAAGCATGTCTGTTATAAGAGGAAAGACTTCCTTAACCGAGCGCAGTTCCTCTTGTAGTTTCATGTTCACTCCATGGATGTTTTAGATATTCTTCTCGAAGCAGCCCATACAGCACCAGGTCTCCCCCGTCAGGGAAAGCCTTGCGCATGCACCCTTCGTACTTAAATCCCAGGCGCGACGCAAACCGCTGGGCGTTGAGGTTCTCTGCCCGGATGAGGCCCGTGACCCGTGCTACTTCAAGCACCCTGAACGGAAACTCAAACGACGCGTTGAAGAAGCTGCGCGACAGCCAGCGGCTCTTGGGCCGTGCAGCGATGTGCATGTCCATGTTGGTGGCCGTAAAGGAAGAGAACACGGTGACCGCCAGGAACTCGTCGTTATTGTCCACCAGGCTTATCGCCGTGACGTTTCCCGGAACGCCTTCAATGCCGATGACCTCCTTGGCCCAGGCTACGGCTTCGTTGACCCGTTCAAAACGCAGGATTTTCACGGTAGTTCTCCGCAATGTCGTCTTCAAACAGCATCATCTGCTCCTCCGTGAGGGTCTTGGTGATGTCTACCTGGCGCGGCTTGCCGCTGGGGCCTGTGATAGTCAACAGGACCTTGGTGATGTCCAGTTGCGCGGGCAGTTCTGTGTCTTCCACCAGCATGGCCGGCAGCACCTCAAAAGTGAGTTCGACGGGGAACGTCATCTCGGTTTGATATTTCATCTTTAGCTTTCTCTCTTGTTTTGGCAATACGCTGCAGCGTCAGGGATTCTTCATAGGCAATGTCAAACACAGGAATCAGTAGGCAGTGCAGATACGCGCCCATTCCCATCTTGTAAAAGGCAGCCACTTCTTTGAGCATGTAATACGCCTCCTCGGGTACGGACACGGTAATCCAGCGCTGCCCCGCGCGCTTAGAGGGTGACGCACGTACAGCGTCATAGCGGTCCTTCTTTGGACGCCCATTCTTTCTTGGCCTGCCCCGTTTCTTCATTGGCTGGCGGATGTACGGCTCCGGGTTAGCGGGTACAACTTGGGTTCGCGGTGCGGCATGTCTTCCCATTTAATTCTCCTTTCTATTTAACAATCGTCAATTATGCCGCCTCTCCCCAGCTTGGTCCAGTCTCCACGTCAACACGGGATGGAACCTCTAGGGTTACTGCCTTGGCCATGATCTCGGCTGCGGCGCGCGCCTCATCAATGTTTCTGACGGACAGGGCTACTTCGTCATGCACCTGCAGCAGCAATTTAAAGCCTGCCTTGTGCAGTGCCACCATACCGGCTTTGGTCTGGTCTGCGGCAGACCCTTGGATCAGACGGTTCAGGCCCTTGTAGGTGCCCGCGCGCTTGACCCGTGAGCCGTAAGCAATGATTGCCTGCTCATGCGGCAGCGCCTTGTTCACGCCCCACTCCACCGGCTCCCACAGCGGGAAGCGGCACTTGCGGCCCAGAAGCGTGCGAATGGACCCGCCAGAGGCCGGGTGCTCAATGCGCTTCATCACCGCATCCACGGTGCCCTTGAGGAACGGGACCTTGCTATGGAACGTGGCAATCAGCTCGCTGGCCTCGTCCAGGGGCAGGTCCAGCTGTGTGGCCAGCTTGGCTTTGCCCATGCCGTACATCAGGCCCAGGCCAATGGTCTTGGCAGCCTTGCGTTTGATTCCGGCCATGTCGGCGACCATCTGGTGGAAGTCCGTGTCGGGGTTGTCGCGGTAGGCCTGCGCCATCTTCTCCGCGCCCGGCAGGCCCAGCAGTGTGGCGTAGTGCACCAATAAACGGGGTTCTTGGGAAGAGAAGTCGTTTGCTGCCCAAATATCGCCATCTTCGGGCAGGAACAAGCCCCGCACCATGGGGCCGATGATCTCGTGGCGCGCGGGCACCTGCTGGAGGTTGGGGTTGGACGCTGACAGCCGCCCCGTGACGGTGCCGCCTTCCTCATTGCGCATCTGGTTGAAGTGGGTGTGGACGCGGCCATCCTTGGAGCTGTGCCTCAGGTAGGGCTCCAGGAACGTGCCGTGGGTCTTATTCAGCTCCCGGGCCTCCAGGATCATCTTCGACATGGGGTGCTCGTGCGTGTCCAGGAAGCTCTTGGTGAAGCTCGGCGAGCCAGCGGCTGTCTTGGGGTACTGGACGCCCAGGCGGTCGAATGCGGCGGCGATGGACTGCGCGGCCCAAATGTCCACCTGCATGCCGGCCTGGCTCTTCAAGTACTTCAGGATTTCGGTTTCCTTACTCCGCATCTCGGCCATCTTCTGCTCACACTTGGCGCGATTGAAGTTGATGCCCTGCAGCGTGATGCTCACCAGCACCGGCAGCACTTCGGTTTCCAGCTTGAACACCGACTCCACCTCGTCGTTGCGCATGAGCGCCTTGAAGTGATGCCACAGCTTCAAGGTCAGCGCGGCGTCCTGCTCGGCGTAGTCGCCCACGTGCATAGCAGGCAGCTTCCACAATTCCTTTTTGGGGTGCACACCAAAATCAGACGCGGACTCTTTCAAGCCTTGATCAGACTTGATTTCTTTGAGAAAGTCAAAGCCCAGGCTGTTCAAGCTGTAGGCAAAGCGGTTCTCGTCCAACACTGGCGCGGCCAGCATGGTGTCGTAGATCGCGCCGTTTACTTCAAATCCCGTGGCTCTGAGCCAGCCGAGGTCGTAGGCGGCGTTGTGCATGATTTTGTCGGCGGGCGTAGCCAGGACATCACGTATCCAACGCTCCACAATACGCTTGTCCAGGTTGCCACCACCAGCGTGAGCGACAGGGAAATAGCCAGCCCAACCGTCAATAGCAATGGCGTAGCCAACAATGTAGCCGTCATTCCGAGGCCAGCCAGGGCCCAGGCTCTCCATGTTAGGGTCACAGGTTTCGAGGTCAATTGCAATCTCCTTGGCTTCACTGAGGTTGGGGAAAGATGCCGGCGGCAGCCACTCGGAAATCCGAGGGAACATAGGCATGGTCTTGGTATCGCGCTTCATAGTCTGAAGCCTTTCTGTTCGTTTTTTGGCAGCACGATGTGCAGCGTTTGCTTGGCGCGGGTGATGCCCACGTACAGTAGACGATTGATGTCGTCTGAGTTCTTGTCGTAGTCCTTGGCAAAGCGCGTGGACAGGTCCGACATCAGCAGCACGTTGTCGGCCTCTCCGCCCTTGGCACCGTGGATCGTGGACAGCTTGATAGGCACGTGGCCCGTGAGCTTTGTGTTGCGGCGCAGCAAAGAGACCAAGTAGTCCCGGCGGTCCTCACTGATCTTGGTTAGCGCCTTATGCCAGATTTCATCTGAAAGAAGCCCATGCTTTTCTTTCAAAAGGTCAAGTGTGTACACGCCTGCCGGGTCGGCCGTGCGCAGCATCTTGTGGCCGTGTTTGATGAAGTCGCTGCCCATGTACTTGTAGATCACCTTGAGCACGTGAAATGGCACCTCGCCGCCTTTGCGCAGCTTCTCCCAGCCCAGCACCGCAATCAGGATGCTTTCGCTCACGCTGCGTTGTCCGTGGCGCTCGAACAGCAGCCCCTGGCTTTTTATCCAGTCGTGCATGTCGGTGAGCATGTAGTTGGCGCTGGCCAGGATGAGCCAGTTGCCCTGGCTGATGTCGACCTGCTGGAAGTCGTTGTAGTAGCTGATGCTGCCCGCCTCTTCGCGCGCCTTCCAGACCTTGGGCTGGCGGTGCTTGATGCGGGTCACCACGCGGTTGGCTAGGGCGTGGATTTTTGAGGGAACGCGATACGACTGGTCAAGGATTTTGACATCACCCGTAAACCCCAGGAAACTTGCGACGTCGGCTCCGGCCCAGGTGTAGACCGCCTGGTCGTCGTCCCCTGCCAAAAAGGCGCGCTGGGCGCGCAACGCAAGTTGCTCGACCAGCCTCCATTGCAAACGTGACAAGTCTTGCGCCTCGTCGATGATCAGGGCGTCCAGCTTTGGCAGGCGCTCGGGCTCCAGCAGCACATGCTCCAGGAGGTCGGTGAAGTC